TTAACTTACTGATTTTAATAATCCTCCAGTACTGCTCTCGTGGCTATGGGGCATCAATGGGGCAAAATCTGCCAGCTTCTGATTCAGCATTGCGATCTGCTCTGCGCTGCTGTCAGCCATCCATGCACCGTAAACATTGAACACCATCTGCGCGCTCGCATGTCCCATCTGACTGGCAATAAAACTCGGGTTTGCACCAGCAGATAATGACCAGCACGCATAGGTATGTCGTGACTGGTACGCCTTTCTGTGTCTGATCCCCGCGCGCTTAAGTGCCGCTTCCCATGAGTCGCCTACTGAATCGACCCGGTAGATAAATCCGACCTGCTTACTGCGTCTGACCACATGCGGGTTAAAGACGAATGTACACTCATGGTTCACCGAACGGCCGTACTCACGTAACTGAACTTCAATGTGATGTTGCCTGCCCAGCCTTGTGATCTCAGCCTGATTTTTCAGGATGCTGATTGCGGGCTGGATAAGATGCACCACTCGATCTGTGCTTGCCTCGGTTTTCGGTAGAGTGAACTCACCAAGTTTCGTATAATTACGCCTGACGGTAATTGTTCCCGCCTTCAGGTCGATATCTTCCCAGGCCAGGGAGACCAGTTCCCCGTGACGCATTCCTGTGTACACTGCTAATGACCACAGGTTTTTCGTCTGCTGATGCCGGCATGCATCTATCAGGCGAATAAATTCATCACGAGAAAGAGGATCTGGTTCTGCCCTGGCTTTTTTCAGAGGCTTAATTCCCTCGAATGGGTTCACCTCTAAGTAACCGTGATCCGCAGCAAACTGAAACATTCCGGCCATTGTCGTCATGTAATAGTTCACAGTAACAACGCTTCGCCCTTTTGCCGGGGATTTGTTTTTCGTCGGATTCTGGTAACCAGTTAGCAAATCTTTCCTGAGATACAGCAATTCCTCTTTAGTTACTGCTGACGCCAGGCGATTACCTCCGATCCTCGGCACCATATTCCTTGCGACAGACTCATAGCGATTGAATGCGTTCGCGCAGATTTCCATCCGTTTCAGATCCAGCCATTTTTCTTCAAGTTCTTTCACTGTAATGTCTTTCTTTCCCAACCCAAAAATTTTAAGGTTAGGTGAATCTGGAAACCGTTCATCATAATCAAAGCTTCCCGTGCGGATGGCAAAGCATACCGACACCCGCAGTTCCCCGGCTATCTTTCTGTTCTTAGCGGTGTCAGGGACACCGAGGCTTTCCCTGACACGCTTACCTTTAAAATTAAACCAGATGCGTAAAGTGCCACCGTGGTTTTCGACGCCTGTTGGATATGTGACTTTATCCATTGATACCTCCAGACGCCCAAGAGCGATATGAGCTTACCTTTTTCATGGCATCAAATCACCCTGGCTGTTTGTTTTTCATTGAAGCGACCCAGGCATCGACCGCTTTACGGTTATACATGCATTCACTTGATGGCTTCGGGTTACCATCTGGTGAAACGTGGATATATTCCCGGCCAACCATCCAGCACTCTTTTCTGGCCCGGAGGATGGTACCGGGCTTGAGCCCGGTAACCGCGATAAGAACGCTTTCACAAACCCAATCGTTAGGAGCTAACTGAATAACATTGCTCATATACCCGCCTCACACCAAGTCAAGGCCACGGCAGTGGCGCCACACATCAAACATCCGCTTTACCACTTCCCTACAGTAAAAACCGTCGCAATCTCGCGTAAGGTCGTAACGGCTCCCGTACCGTTGGCGCACCCATATTTCAAATGCTTTGTGCATTACTTCACCTCTGCAGATAACGTCGTCACAATGACATGCTGGCGCGCCTTGGGTTTTATCAGAAAAATAGCCTTGTCATGCCTGAGCCCGTATCCACCTTCACGTTCGCAGCGTGCGACTGAGGCGCACAAAGAGCGGGGAATACCTTTCTTGCTGACATCAAATACCCAGGCGTTTTTGAGATCGAGGATCAGATTTCCTACATCGCCACCAATGCGTTCGATATAGCGTTCAATAGCGTGAACAGTCACCATGTAGTGGCGAAACTGCACACTTCCTGAGGCGGTCATTATTGGTGTAGTGGTGGTCATCACTTCACCTCCACGCCGATCCCGGCAATGACACAAGCTCGCTCGATAGCTTCTTTCGCCCAGCGCTTATAGGTTTCCGGATGGAATACTTCGCTTTTCCCGGTATCGCTCCAGAACGCCTTTGACGTGATATCTGGCAGGGAGATAGTCAGAGTTTTCTTCCCGATACCTCCAGAGCTTTCGCAAAAAGTTAATGCGTCGCGTAGTTCTTTAACGCACGCGTAGTTTTCTGCTTTGTCAGGATCACCGGTACGATGTTCCGCTTCTTGTCTGCACCATTTGATGACCTTCTCAGCGGCTTCATGGAGGCGCTGGCGCTGCCAGTCATATGTGTCAATCAACCCATTGTCACGGTCTCTGCTGCTTATCAATTCAGCTACATGACATTCAGAATCAATCAGGTTGCTTTCCGCAGAAGACAGGGCTTGTTTTAGTCGCTCAATCTCCGTGGCCATGTAGTAACCGGTTTTGCTCCAGGTATCCACATCATCGCCGGTCATGTCAGGTTCCATCGTCGCCATCAGAATGGCATCGTGATAGTCCTGGCTGCCGCTGGTAATCGCAACGGCGTAGGTATCACTGTTTTCGCGCTTATAGATAAGTACTACAGGGTTCTGAATTTTGCTCATCGTGCCGCCTCTCGCTGGATTGTCTTGTGGGCTCGCAACATATCGCGGGATTTTCCGGACAAAACCGTCTTCATGAAGAACATTCCACTGCGGCTTGCAACTATTCCTGGAGTGCAGATCAGCGTGGCGTCTACCACCCGGTTATGTTTACGGAATTCAAACACCGTGCTGGTGATATCGATGTTCGCCACGGCGCCGTAGTCCTGGTATTGGATTTTCATGCCAGATGCTCCTCAATAATTTTGAAAGCATCATCACGGCATGGCATCACGACGAATTCAGGATTACCGTATGCAGTGTTGATCACTGGATCGAACTGAATGCGAACCGCTCCAGCCTCACCGGAAGGGCGTAACTGGATGGGAATAAACTTCCGCTCGCGACCAAACATCTTTTCCGGATAACTGAGGTATTCAGCCTGGATAACCGGATTGATACTGAAATCCACTTTTTTCGGGATGACGCGTTCCATATCAGGAAAGCGACCATCAACAAGTTTGATGCCGGTGATCGAAATCCGGCGTTCGAATGCGTCGCGGTGAATGGCAAACGCTTCTTTGTTAAATACCAGTTCAGTGGTTTCCGCTTTCGCCGGAACCGGCCCTTCAAACTGGACGATGATGTTTTTCTTCGTCCGGATGCCGTGCTCCATGCGCAGGGCTACATGCCCGTTAGTCGACTCGATATATTTCGGAGTGATGTGCACACCATTCAGGTAGTAACGGACATCATTTTTTGCTGCGCATACCAGAGCTGCGCGAATGAGTTTCGACTGGAGGATCATGCTTCCACCTCCACGAAGATCTCTTTCGGATCCTTACGCAGAACGAAGCCACCAAATTCAGGATGTTGCCAGCGCTTGCGTTTACCGCTTGGGCGAACGGATTCTTCCAGCAGCACCTGAAATGCGTGAATGAACGATTCACGATGTACGCACAGCCCACGAACTCCCGGCAACTGTCTGGAGGGCAGGTTTGCGAACTGAACAAGACGACGGCACGAAGGATCGGACAGACTGGTTTCCCATGACACTTTGTGTACCGGAACGAATTCGGCATCGGTATTCACGAATTCAGTCGAACTAATGCGCCGTTGTGGTAGAGAGGAAGATACAGGCGAAGCAGCAACCAGGTTGGCGCCACTCACTTCCATTACTGCTTTCATCGTCGCTGATGCGGTTGCTTCGGCCACAACGCGGGCCAGTGAAAGAATGTCATGGTTCATGCTGATTTCCTGCTGGTGTGATTTAGCTACTGGCACTTCTTTGCTGTATGTGCCTGTGGTCATGATGGCAGGGAGTACATCCTCACAAACCCAGTCCTGTACGCGTTCAGCCGATGGAAGCTGGCTTCGCAGGATAAGGCGGAACAAGTCGGCCTGACCAGCCAGCTGAGTACCGCGCGGTTTTTCACCAAAACCCAATTCTAACGATTCGTTATAATCAAGTTTAATCAACGTCTTGCAGTGGTCTTTCAGCGCTTTTGCCGGGTTCGTATAACCGAGGGATTTAGCCAGTTCTACAGCGTCAAAGGCTGGTTTTCCCTCATAAAGAATTCCACTCATAGAAAAATTGAGTTCCTCTGAGCTGAAGGTCATTAGTTGGTTATTCATCGTTATTTCCCTCAGTGTAAAATGTGTTGAACGGGTGTTACTTCCCCAGCGCGAACGCGAGTGGCAAGATCCGTAAAGATGTCGTCTAAAAACTCTGCAAACCACGAATGACCATCTTCTTTCAGGCGCTGATCGTTGGCGGAGTAGAACTGGAATACAGCCAGATATCTTTCCTGTGGTTTTTGCTCGATCAGTGCGCCTTCTACGTGTTCAATAAGCAGGTTCTCGATAAGCTTCCGCGTTAAGCCAAAAACAAACTCACCGGTTTTAAACTGATACTCACCGTCACGGAGGCCCCAGCGTTTTTCACATTCAATCAGGTAAAGCAGGGCGACAGTTCCGCGCATGGAGTGACAAACGGTTTCAGCCCATTCATGCTGCTCTTCAGTTGTAAGCGTACCTTTGCCGTAACGATTTTCATCGAGCATCCACGCGGGGATGTGCGTACCGGACTGCTCCTGCATTTCTTTCAGTCGGGCAACTAGCTGCTTTACGTTGTCGTTTTTGTTGGTACTCATCGTTTTAATTCTCCGTTATACGTTTCATGACTCATCACTTCCCAATTGCGGCCATTGTCTTTCGATAGCAGCCGCCAGCGCGGATTAACCTTCAGACTGAGGAATCCGGTGCGTCGCATACGCCGCGCATATGCTCGCTTCCGTCGGTATCGCAGCAGAACCTGCATTGCCTGCAGGTGAACGCGTTCAGGTATTCGAATTGCTGTCAGTGCCACCAGTTAGCTCCTGTATACGTAACCCGGCTTCGCGAGCCATTTCGATAAAAGTGTCTAGTGCGCAAATGTGTTCGTCGTCGAGCAGCCGGCGGTCGCATGTCACACGACCTTTTTCGATATAAAGAACAATACGCCCGGTGAAATCTGGAAGCACATGCAGATCCACGTTGAGGACTGGGGGGGGGATCTGCATTCCGTGCATAATTGTTTGTTGTGAGGCCATCAGTTATTTCCTCCACATACGTATTTCTCTTTCGCGTGTTTAATTAATTCCGCAAAAATCTCGTCAATAATCATCTTTCCTGTTTCGGTCAGGTATTCGGTATGGCTGTTAATATCAAGGCTGTTCATATACGTTTTGCGTAGAAAGCTATCAGCCTCTGAGCCAAATTCTGTACAAACCTGCTTTTCGAATCGTTGCAAAAGTTTCAGCATCGATTCTTCGTTAATTTCGATCACCTGAATATTGTTGTCCGGCATATTTACAGAAAGACAATAGCCGCCAGTTTTACTCTTCAGTCTGTGCAGGGTTGCCGTGGCAATTCGACGGCGATAAATATCAATCAGGTTTGTTTTCACGTTTTTTCTCAGTGCTTTCTCTGATGAAAAGCTACACATTCATATACCGCGTCGGTAATTATCGCTAACTCAGTAATAAGCGCCGTGAATCTATCTGCTAATTCTGGAGCGACCTTATTCAGTTGCCTGTGTAGAATGTTGTGATAATCATTACTTAACTGACTGGCGCATCGGGCAGCCATACGAGCGTTGTTTATTGCTTTTTTCGTGTCGGCATCATCTCTTTGTACTGACGCCACTGGTAGTGTGCTATCTGACTGTTTAATAGAGGCGAGTTGAGTGTTCATAATTACCGTCCGTATGCTTTGCGCAGAAAAAGGTTTGCAATATGAAGATAACTATTTCCATAAGAGGCAAAGAGTTTTGCTGTTTTATGTGCCGCTTTATCTCTCAGAAATGTCATTATTGCCCCCCCTTCGATGTATTCTCCATTGTCATTTGAGTCATGAAGCAAAGCTCATTAAGTAACGAGGTAAATCTTCCTGCTACCTTCACATCAGTGCGCGTGATGGCTGGCATCAGTAACTGGATAAACTCTGCACGTAGCTCATGCGCATATTGATTGGCGCACTCTGCGGTTTTGTGTGCCTTGTTTATATAAAGAATGTCGTCATCCTGATTAACTGAATGGATCTTGTTATTTAAGACTTCACTTTTGACGGTAATATTCATCTGCATTTCCTCAGGGTGAGTGATGCCACACCAGTCAAGGCGTTATTAAAATTTTATTTATTAACCTAATTTAGATTCGATGATTTTCAGTTCATCCTTAACTTTTCTTGCGTAGTCATATATTGTTGCTGACATCAGGCATTTTGGATCGTCACTGTCTTTATCGGTGAAATATGATTCATTGTATATATGTGCCAGTTCGTTAAGCTGGTTAACTGTAATAGCAACATTAAATACATCATCATTGATATCATCAATATTGATTCTATCTTTTGCTTCATCACTTCGAGTAGTGGTGGGTAACATCGAAACATACTCATTAACACCATCCAGTGTTTTCTGCATTGAGCGAATAAGGCAAGCAATTGCATTATCGGCTTCTGGTGGCAATTCATTGATACGGTAAATAACCTCAAGTAGTGAGGTATTCTCCACAATATCAGCTGCGATACTTTCGAGAATTTTAACTGGAGTTTTCATTTTCTATTCTCCATCTCGTTAGCATGGGCTGCTTCTGCGTATTGCTTGGCCAGAATAAAAATGCAATCACCAAGATCTGAATGGTCTTCTCCATCGGTAACCGAAATAATTAATCCCGCTTCAATCATCACCGCTATCTGATGAAAAGCGGTTTCCGGTTCGAGGGTGAGGCCTTTAAAAGTTTTCATCGCCTGCTTTGTCGGTTCTGCAACCTTGTGATTCACACGGTTTTTGATAATCTTACCACCAGCAATTACGATATCTGCCGCATCAATTTCTCTCTCAACGGCGGGGTTGAGTGCCTCACCGATGTAATCTGAACTTTCAATATGGAGTACGGTTATGTCTTCAAGCTTATTCATGGCATCCTCGGCTGATCTGTACGTTCTGCTATATAGCGAGTCTCAAAAGTGTTTTCATATTGAGACCACCTCTGCAATGATCCGAAAAAATCTTCGTATGTACCTCAATGGTAAGAGCGGTGATTACGTCACGCTTGCGATGGGCTCCTCTCGTGATGAGATGCATGATCTGAGGCGCCAGATCGTTGCTGCGCGGAATGCTGGCACTGTGATTGATGGGCTGGAGTGGCAGGAGGCTGACGATTAACCTCAGCACCCAATAACCAAATTGGATCGCACTTCAGCGCATTAGCCAGCGGAATGACCATGCCTGCTGGTGGCTCGGTGATCCCACACTCCCAGTCGGAAATGTTATCGCTGTAGGTACCCAGCAAACGAGCAAGTTCTGCTTCACCGAGTCCGAGGTTTTCGCGGGCGAGCTGGATGTGATCACCAATGCTCAAACCGGCGGTGTAGGGGGCGAATAGCGGCGTGGATTGAGTTTTAGCCGAGAGAAGCAGTTCTAGTTTGTGGATAACATCTAAAATTAGGGTGTCTGCAATATGTCGACTATCAACATCCTGCTGCACGGATAATTTCTGCAAAAACTGCAATTGCTGTACGCCGATAGAAAGCGACTCCATTAAGCAATCATCTATTTCAGGCTTCATAAGACTATCTCCTTAGGGTGTAGGGATAGTCTTAATCAAGATATCTTGAAAATCAAGCAAAAAACTTGAATTGATGTGTGGGGTTCTTTTACTCTTTGAATTTCATGGATTTTATATCTTTAATTTTCGCCACAACTTCAGAGTGATAATCTTCAAGAAGAGTCTCAGCGTACTCAACTACCTTCAAACGGTACTCGCGGGGCAATATATCAAATATGGTACTTAGCTTATCTAGATCATACTTAGTATATTTGTTTGCAACACTCCCGGAGCTAGCTGTTAAGTGCTCAAGCCCCTCAAGGAGCCATATAGGCGTACAGTCCAAGGCTTTACATAATCGGTTGATTTTATCACCAGTGGGCGAGGTATCTCCTCTCTCCCATAGCGAGACAGCCGCCATAGAAACCCCTACATCGTTTGCCAACTCCTTCAGTGTCTTGCCTTGTTCCTTCCTTCTCCGGCGGATTCGCTCCCCCATTGTCTCTAAAATTCTCTCTCCCATTCTACATTCCTCTTGGCATTAGGGGTTAACTTGATTAAACTTGAATTTAATTGATTTATTCGAGTGGATTATACCTTTATGTACAAATCAAGTGTAGTTGATTTTTTTGGTTCGCAAAGGAATGCATCCATAGCGCTTGGCGTGAGTGATCAGGCGGTCTCCCAGTGGCCAGAGCTAATCCCCAAAGGTGCAGCTCTCGAGCTGGAGAAGATCACCAATGGAGCTCTCAAGTGCGATCTGGGGTTGTATTCAGAGGGCTCGCGCCGCGGCAAGCGCAGATCGGCGGAGGCGTGACATGTCACAGAAATTAACAAGTTACGGAAAACCGAAAAGCGCCAGGATTAAGCGACGCTTTCCGGTGATGCAGATAACAAAAGCCTGCGTGATTAGCTCTTGCCTTCTTAAGGTCTGGGCCCGGCGGAGTTTCGTAAATTTTGAATGTGTCTTTGTAGATCGGAAATCAGGCTTTCAGCCATTTCTGGGGTAAGGGCGAAAAAGTGCGTTTCCTGCTCCTGCTTTGACCCCATCTCCATTGCCTGTATTGGGGAGGGCAGATACTGGAGCTTTAGAGCAAGCGTGCCATACCACGGCAATACTCCTGCTTGCCACCCAGTAACCGGGAAAACGGGAATATCGTCTTTTTGTGACATATCGAACCTCCATCGGTTCTTGGTTGTGGAAAACCAAGAGTATCACCGGAGGATGGTTCGGCACCAATGAGGAAATCAAGATGGACCCGACAGATTTCATAGCAAAACACATCACCGCGCGGCTGGCGTCAGAGGGATTTCCAGAGCAGGTGTGTCAGGGGGGGGGGCTGGTCGGCGTTGACCACTATCGCCGGATGTCGCAGGCAAGTCGCAAGGGGGGAGCTTTTGACAATTGTCTTTTCCGTGCTCGTCAGTGGGCTATTGGGCAGACGACAACAGCAGAACGCAAGGCAAAGAAAAGGCCGAAGAGAGGGATCAACTCGCCCAGCCTTTATTAACTTAACTACTGTTCATACCTGCATAAATCTACCTAGCGAGGTAAATCCGTGAAAAACAATATCAATAAACACCAGAACGTTTCAAGTGTTGATGCTGAAACACATTCCAGAATTTCGATTGCTAGCAGCGATATCACACTAAAACCATGTCCATTCTGCGCAACGTCTGAGGTTCGCCTCGTTGAAGTTAAATATTTTTTAGATGGTGATGACGGTTACTACGTTGCCTGTACCCACTGCAACGCTAACCAGTTTCCCGACAGCAAAGCACGCGCTATTCACGACTGGAATCAGCGCGAGAAACACGATACAGAACAGGCAGGTGCAGCATGAGCAAACTTCTTCTGAATACGGTGATGTACAACCGAGATCTGGTGCCGCTTGGTGGCATTAATTGCGCTATCTATCTTTCAACCCTCCTTTATCACTACCGGGACTGGAGTGTTAATGATGGCTGGATGATGCTGAATATTGACCTAATCCAGAACATTACCGGGCTTACTCCCGAAGAGCAGCGCGCCGCCCGCATCATCTTGCGTGATCTTGGCGTTATTCGTGACGGCATGGCTTTTGATGAGCCTGCGCTATATGTCGATCTGCGTAATCTGGACGCTTTGCTTGAGGGGGGCGCGCAATGACTACCACCACACCGACCGATACCGTCATGGCTATTGGTCAGATAAATTTTACCGGGAATGTGACGCCTGCAAGTTGGTGGCGATATATCACGCTGCCAAGTGGGCGCCCGGATCAGACCGCGATAACGTTGCTCTCCGAGATTATTTATTGGTATCGCCCTTCAGAGGTGAGGAATGAAGCGACGGGCGCACTACAGGGCTACAGAAAGCGTTTTCGGGGTGACAAATTGCAGCGTAGCTATCAATCATTCGCTGATCAGTTTGGGTTTGGTAAGCGCGAAACGGCGGATGCGCTCAAGCGACTGCGCGATGCCGGGCTGATCACGCTGGAATTGCGCACGATAGAGGCGCTTGATGGCCTGAAATGCGCCAACGTTTTATTTGTTGGCGTGATTCCCTGCGCTATCTCCGCCATTACAAATCCTGTTTCGACCGATAACGTTGACGCTGTAACCCCAGTTACGTCGGAACGTAATAGCTCTTTCAAAAACGCCACCCCTGTTACGCCAAAACGGAACACCCCCCAACGCCAAAACGGAACAGGGGGTACGCCCAATGTCGATACAAATACAGAGATTACTACAGAGATTACTACAGAGATTAAAAACACTAATGGCGCATCCGCTGACGCTCCTGCACCGGCTCGCCCTGCAAAGCAGGATTATTCACCTGAATTTGAAACAGCCTGGCAGGCATATCCAAAACGTGCTGGTGGCAATTCCAAGGCGGCAGCCTATAAAGCCTGGAAAGCCCGCCTGAAAGACGGCGTTAAGCCTGAGGATATGCTGGCAGGCGTCAATCGCTATGCGGCCTACGTCAAAGTGACTGGGAATGCTGGCACACAGTTCGTCAAGCAGGCGACAACGTTCTTTGGACCCGGTCGCCATTTCGAAGAAACCTGGCAAACTCCATCCGCTCCCGGAGGTGGGCGACGCAGTACGCTTCCGGTATCTGGCTTCAGTGAACAGGATTACGGCCAAACAGACTGCAACTGGTGACAAGGGGAACACAATGCTGAACATCAAACAACGCGAAGAAAGGGATTCACTGCTGGCGAAACGCGAAGGACTTCGCGAAGAACTGGCGTTCGCTGTAGAACATAAAAAACCGTGGCAGTGGGGAAGTTGGGATTCAGGCGAAGTCCACACCGCAGCCTGCGAAAAACATGGCGACTATGAGCGCATGTCACTCACTGGTAAAGCGTTTCGTGGCACCGAAAATGTTAAACATTCCCGGTGTCCGGGGTGCGTGCGCGATGAGCTGACGACAGTCGATGCCGGGCTGCATGCGCTGCGGGTATCTGACCTGCTGGACAACGTTGGGATCGCCCGCCGATTTGAAGGCTGTGAGTTTAGTAATTATCAGGCGGTTAATCAGGGTGCCGCAAAAAACCTTGCAGCATGCCAGCGCTACGTCAACAGCTGGTCGGAGCGTCTTAACGCAGGAACGGGGCTGGTGATGACCGGGAACTGCGGGACAGGAAAGAACCATCTGGCGGTATCGATGGCAAAGAGCATTGTTCGTGAGTATCTGGCCAGCGTGGAAATTACCGATGTTATGCGCCTGACCCGGGCTGTGAAAAACACGTGGCGCCATGGTGCTGACAGTACCGAGGAAGACGTTATCGAGCGTTTCGCATCACTGGATCTGCTGATTATCGACGAGGTGGGCGTGCAATTCGGTAGTCCGACGGAAATGACCATCCTGCAGGAGGTTATCAATGCCCGTTACGAGAGCGTGCTCCCGACAATCCTGATCAGCAACCTGACCTTTGAACAACTGAAAGAGTCCATTGGTGAGCGCATCGTGGACAGGGTTACCGATGGTGGGCGAAACCGTCTGGCGTTTGGCTGGGAAAGCTATCGCGCAATTGCAGCGGGGGTAACCGCATGATGACTCCGGTATGGAAAAATAATGATCTGGAAGGTGCGGTAATTGGCGCAATTTTTCTGCGCAATACCGATCCTGAGGTTCTGGGCATTCTTTCCCGTATGCCGGCGAGCGTATTCTCCGTCCGTCAGTACCGTGAAATTTATTCTGGCATTTGTCGTCAGGCCCGCGGAACCGGAGTGATAGATCCACTGTTGCTTTGTGAGTCCATGCCAGAACACAGCGCAACGATACTCGAATCAAGTCGTATCGCCTGGGCTAAATCAGCGCTGACGTATTACGTCTCCACTCTGGAACGTAACGCTGCCGTTCGTGACGCTGAGGCTGTAATCGAGACGGCGCTGGCTGGCATTCGCAATGCTGCCAATGGTGATAACGCAGTCGAAGCGTTGAGGGCCGCACAGGGGGCTATGGCTGCAATCTCACTCACTCCTGATACCGTTCAACCTGTGCATATTGATGAAATTTTACCTGCGGTAATTGACCGGGTAGACGCAAGAAATCAGGGGCTGGAAGAAGCCAAACCTCTGATGACCGGTATTGAAGAACTGGACGTAAAAACCGGTGGCATTGAACCGACAGATCTGGTCTTCATTGCCGCCCGTCCGTCGATGGGGAAAACCGAGTTTGCCCTGGACATTATCGATAAAGTATCAGAGCAGGGGCATGGCGTACTGTTTTTCAGCATGGAGATGGCCAACATCCAGATTGGCGAGCGAATGGTGTCTGCTGCTGGTGGCATGCCAGTGTCCAGGCTCAAAGAGGCCGCGAAGTTTGAAGATGAAGACTGGGCAAGGTTATCTACAGGTATCGGGCATCTTACCGGGCGCAATATCTGGATGGTTGATGCCACAGATCTGACGCTTGAACAGATCCAGCAAACGGCAACCAGTCATCAGATTGCTCATCCTGAAACCGCGCTGGTAGTTATCGATTATCTGTTACTCATTAAGATCCAGAGTACGGCACGCTATGACCTCGCGGTGGGTGAGTTGTCGAAGGGATTAAAGCGCCTCGCCAAAACAAACCGCACTCCAGTCTTGGCGCTGAGCCAGCTTTCGAGAGGCGTGGAATCCCGACCTAACAAACGTCCTATGAACTCAGACCTGAAGAACTCCGGCGAAATTGAGGCAGATGCTGACATCATCATGATGCTCTATCGCGATGAAGTGTATAACCCCGAATCACCGGCAAAAGGGATCGCGGAAATTAACATCACCAAACAGCGTAACGGCGTTCTTGGGACCGTATACCGCCGTTTCTACAATGGGCATTTTTTGCCGATTGACCAGGAAGAAGCGAAATCAAAATCAGCCCCGCAGCAAAAATCACAACCGCGTCGGTATGCAAAAGCTTAAGGAACCAATAATGGATCGTCTAATTCACGAAATGTCTTATTTATTCACCAAAAAGCGCTTCATGGAGCTCCAGGATGCCGCACGAGACATAGCTGTCAGTCATAGCGACTATCCCGAATGCTTTGGTCTTATTGCCGATTCAATCGATGAGTTTCTTGAAGATAAATCTGAAGATGAATGGCTCGAGCGGGAAAAATCTTTATGCACTACGTTGCAATGCGCGCGATATCACTATGGGGGAATGGTCATAAAGTTACCGATATCCAGTGGGCGCATCCTGGCTGGTTTGGCACTGCTGAGAAGGGAGACACTATTCAATGAAACTGGAAGCAGCTCTTAAACATTTCAGTCCTCAGGGAATGCACATCAGCGACGACGTGAAAGGAACTTCGCCGGATCGTCTCACCGGTACAGATGTAATGGCTGCTATTGGTACCACCAGCAGCCGTGCGCGGTTCGGCCTGGCGGCGTTCTTCGGTAAAGCGGGAATCAGCAAAACGGATGAACAGCTCGCAGTTCAGGCACTGGCGCGATATGCGATGAAATCAGCACAAAAGAATGTCAGAAAGGCCGCAGGGGGTGAGCTTGGATGGTGTATGCAGGTGCTGGCGCAGTTTGCCTTTGCAGAGTATTCCCGTTCGGCGGCGACCAGCGTGATGTGTCACACCTGCAACGGTAGTGGTCTTATTTCTCAGCATGAGGACGTGGTTAAGTACCCTGGATTATTCAATCATGATGGTGATGAAATTGTCGCCACTGACATTAAACGCGAACTTGTGAAACGGCTCTGTATTGTTTGCGATGGAAAAGGCGAAATAAAAGCACGCTGCCGTTGCGGTGGAAAGGGCGAGGTACTCGACCGCAAAGCCACTAGCGAGCGAGGCGCACCGGTGTTTAAAACCTGTGAGCGATGCTCTGGTAATGGATTTTCTGCTATCTCCTCGGCGACGGTACACCGTGCCATTCTGAAGCGTCTCCCTGACCTCCATCAATCCTCATGGTCACGCAACTGGAAACCCTTCTATGAAATGCTGGTGGATACACTGCGGCAGGGGGAGAGTCACGCAGCTGTAGAATTCGAGAAGGCAACAACTTATTAATATGATCGGAGCAAATGGCGACATTTTTTTGCACGTTAATGTTGACTTTGCATAAAACTGTCCTGTATGCTTCTGATTATGGAGTATAACGCCTGTAGATAATTAACCTCGAAAAGCCCGCCACGTTGCGGGTTTTTTTGTATCCGCATTTCCTGCGCACCGCCCGCGCATCCATCACGTCGAACCAATCCATTTGAAATGAGCCTTTGAGGAAGTCGGTTAGCGCTGGCGAGCCTCGACGGGCTGATTTCCTGTGCGGCAAAGGTTCATCTCAAAGTAAGGTAAACGCCATGCAATTAGTTGAAATTAAAAAACTCGACCTTGTAACCAGCACTGTCGCTATTGCTGACGGGGTTGGGCGTGATCATGACACCGTCATTAAGTTAGTGGACCGTAACAAGGCTGATCTTGAAGAATTTGGAAGGGTCGGATTTGAAATCCGAACCATTCAAACTGACGGTGGTCTTCAAAAGCGTCGAGTGGCGCTACTGAATGAACAGCAAACCACTCTACTGATCACCTACATGCGTAATAACGATGTTGTCCGCAAGTTCAAAAAGAAACTGGTTGCTGAGTTCTTCCGCATGCGTGGCGCTCTGGCGGGCAAAAAAATGGATCGCAACACCGCCCGTCTGGAATATCGCCCGATGAGCGATGCCATTAAGCATGAGCGTGAAGTGCAGGGTAAAGAAATCAAGCCTTACCACTTCAGCAACGAAGCCGATTTGATTAACCGCATCGCGCTCGGTATGACGGCGGCAAAATTTCGTGTTTACCACGACCTCGACAAAAAAGAGAACATCCGTGACTACCTGACGCCGGAGCAGATCCACTGCGTAACTGAGTTGCATCGGGCCAATACAGTTTTCATTGGCATGGGCTGGCACTTTGAGCAGCGCAAAGAGGCGCTAAAGGGTGTATTTGATCGCAATCATCGCCAGCCGCTGATTGAAGAACAGCACAGTTTAGCAGCGTAATGAGCGTCACTTCGACACACAGCCTAATCATTGGAACCCTGCCATTCGGCGGGGTTTTTGCTTTTCGCACTCAGTGTAAGTGAAATATAACCATGTGCTTTCAGGGTGAGTTACTATGCAGATTCCTTTCAAAACTTGTCTGGAGAGTGGCATGGAATTAACATTTAAGGATCTGAAAGAAAAACGCACTAAACTGGTCGAGGCGCAATGGAAGTTACAGGATAAACTTCAGGAGAAGGCGAGCGAACTACTACGAGAGTATTCAGGTTCTCTTGATCTTACATCTCGTGAGTGGACTGGTTCTGACGGAACAAGATGGCCTTATGTGGACATTGGTATTTGGGAGGAGGAGGGGAAGTTCTTTCCTGTCTTAATCCCCCAACTCAATATGGACAGCCGTTACCACTTGAATTTCGTGATTGCAACCACTCTTGATGATTCTCCGCTAACAGGTGGCTACAGGCAGGGCGTAAGCATCTCACTCTGGTATGAGAACTCATCATTTTATGCTGAAGTAGGCTCAGGAGACGACGTCTCCCGTTTTTCTGTCTCATCTCAGCTGGGTGGATTTTATCAGGTATGCAACGCTATTAAGGCGTTAATTAGCTCTTCTATGGATCGCGCCATGCCAGATATTCCAGCGAATTAATAAAGCATAAACATCTTTCAGGGCTATGCAAATGCATGGCCTTTTCTATATCCCGTTGTGAAATGTTCGTGAGGCATGGGTTGTCAGCCAAAGGATCACCGGGAGACACCCAGCACCACGCATCCATTATTGCATAGCAAAAAGGCTCACAACGGTGGAACTTTTAGCAGGGCGAAAAAAAGCCCGCATTGGGTTGCGGGCATAACAGAGAACAAATAGCTAATATTCAAGTTGTCTTTCATCAACTTGTCAGAAGAATTTAACCTTAAGAAAAATTGATGTAAAGACAATATTGATTTCTGGCTACGGGCTGCGCATTTGCGTGGCCTTTTTCGTATTCAGGCTCACGGGAATCATCCGCTACGTGCTTTGTTGATAAATCCAGCCCGTGAAGCCTGACCTTTTCATCACACACAGCGCCATCCGAAAAATCGGAGGTGAGGCTATGACCAGAATGAGCACCATTTACAGCAGACTTTCATATGGAACAGGAACCACGCTGACCGGCTGCGGTGTATCAGCGAAGGCATATGCCGAAACAGCTAAAACAGCAAAAGAGGTGTCCTGGATGTTGGCCGACAGAATTGCAGGGTTAAGCCTGAGTGACTGGGCAATTATTGTCGGTATCGCATGCACCGTTATTACCTGTGCAGTGAACTGGTATTTCCGCTGGAAAGAACGGGAGGATCGTCGCAATGGCTATGCCACCAAAGCTGAAGAATAAACTAAGCGCAGCTGTCGTTGGTTTGATTCTTGCCGGGGCTTCCGCGCCCGTTATTCTCGATCAGTTTCTGGATGAGAAAGAGGGTAATAGCGAGCAGGCGTATCGAGACGGCGGCGGGCTCTGGACGATTTGCCGTGGCGCCACGTTGGTTGATGGGAAGCCAGTTGTGCAGGGCATGAAGCTGTCTGCTGAGAAATGCGCCCAGGTAAATGCCATTGAACGCGACAAGGCGCTGGCGTGGGTTGAGCGAAATATCAAGGTGCCACTGTCCGAACCACAGAAAGCCGGGATCGCATCTTTCTGCCCATATAACATCGGCCCCGGAAAATGTTTCCCGTCTACGTTCTATAAGCGAATTAATGCTGGCGACCGTAAAGGAGCCTGTGAAGCGATCCGCTGGTGGATAAAAGACGGTGGCCGCGACTGTCGTCTGACCAAAGGCCAGAAAAATGGCTGCTATGGCCAGGCAGAACGACGAGACCAGGAAAGCGCGCTGACGTGCTGGGGGATAGACCAGTGAGCCTGCGCTATCAGTTCATTGCCATTTCGGTGCTGGTGGCCGTCGCATTTATCGCCGGAAACGTATGGAGCAATCGCGGCTGGGAAAAGAAGTGGGCTGAACGTGACAGCGTGGAATCATCGCAAACAGCGAACGCCCAGACCGCCGCCCGCTTGATCGAACAAGGGCGTATTATTGCCCGTGATGAGGCTGTAAAAGATGCACAAGCACAAGCCGCTAAATCTGCTGCCACTGCTGCTGGCCTGTCTGCCACTGTTAGCCAGTTGCGCGCCGAAGCAACAAAGCTTGCCACCCGCCTGGACGCCGCAAAGCACACCGCAAATCTTGCCGCTGCCGTCAGAAGCAAAACAGCCGGAGCCGACACAGCAATGCTCGCCGACATGCTCGGAAGTCTTGCGGAAGAAGCTCGATATTATGCTGAACGATCTGATGAAAGCTACAGGGCAGGAATGACGTGTGAGCGGATTTACGACTCGGTGAGAGAGTCAAACAACAAGCCTATAGCCTCGCAATAGCGGGGCTTTTTAACACCTGAGGAATGAGCATGACAGTAGTTCTTACAGCTAAGCAGATTGAAGACCTGGCAGCGTTCGCGAAAGAAGATGGTCAGCCACAATACACCATCACCACTGGGACAATCCCGGAATTCGAAGCGGATGATGGAGAGTTTATTCCTGAATATACGGGGCCGATCGCCTACTCAGGCTCACTTGAGCACGGTGTGTTGCAACTCGACGACTAGCGGCATTACAGCAGGCATTCAATAAGTGCCTGCGATAATGCTATACGTTTGGGAAGTGAATATGCCACCGCGCACACCGAAGGCCTGCCTGAAAGGGGTGATACAAAAATGGAAAAAATGAAAAGACAGAAGCGAAATAAAAAAGCCACCGCATCTGCAAATGTGATGGCTGGCATTCGGATTAATTCAGGTTGGCTGAATAAGTTATCCGTAGATATTACTAAAATAATTAATGAAGCATGTCCCTGATCTCATCTGAGATGTCTCTTGGCCCTGCCGGCTGAGACGAATCCATACCATTAGCGATCTGATTAAGCGTCATGGCGATAATCTCTCTGTTACGGGTGGTCTCCGCAAGTAGGTTCGCTGTTTTACGATAAGAGTCTGCAAACTCTTTTTTGTCTAAGTTAGATATTTCAGCCACTTTCAATGAGAGATGAACGATTGCCGCTGTCTGTCCTGCCATCATGGCAATGATTATTTCCAGTTGTTCTTTAGTCACGGTACTCCCCTTTAGTTTAATTAGAACAACGAATAGTAGCACTTGCATAAAAGTAGTTGCATGTCGTCGCGCACATCAAATACAGGAGAAGACATGTCCGAGCCTCGTATCTATAACAGTCGCTGGGACAAAGCCAGACTCTCATTTCTGAAATCTAATCCTCTATGTGTCATGTGTCGTCGCCAGGGCAGGGCAATCCCTGCAATGGTGGTTGACCACATAAGACCACATAAGCTGAAGGAAGCACTGAAGGGTGATAATCAGGAAGAGATAGCGAAGGCACGGAAGCTCTTCTGGGATAAGGGTAACTGGCAACCCCTCTGTAAACAGCACCACGACTCCACCAAACAACGTGAAGAGAAACGCGGTCACGTGATCGGGTGTGATGAGAACGGGCTGCCACTCGACCCACAGTCGCACTGGCGAAGGTGAGATGACACGAGCGCGAAGGGGAGGGTAGGTAAAGAGTTCAGGAGACATCGCCTCCCTGACCGCCAGCCCCCCTTTTTGTGCACAACCGCGAAATGAAAAGTTTTTTTCCGGGAGGTTCCGATGGCAGGAAGGCGCCCGAAACCGTCCCACCTGAAGGTGGTAACCGGTAACCCGGGCAAACGTAAACTCAACGACAAAGAACCCACCCCGATAAGAGAAATACCAAGCCCCCCTGCACACCTTACTGACTGGGGAAAAGTTGCCTGGGGGAAACTGACCGTGCTGCTTGATGGTATGGGGGTCCTCACTGTTGCAGATGTGCTGGCGCTGGAGCGTCTTTGTGATATTTACGCCGACATACTCCAGTTGCGCCTTACGATCGCTGACGAGGGGAGGACGTATACAGTGCAGACGGATGGCGGTTTTTTGATTAAGGCAAACCCTGCAGTGGCCATGTTGGCTGACGCTGATCGCCGCTTTAAAAGTTACCTGGTCGAATTCGGTCTTACCCCGGCCGCCAGAACGAAGGTGAAAGTTGATGGTGGAGAAAAAGAAGAAGACTCGCTCAACCAGTTCTTCGGTTGACCCAGCCACACAGTATGCGCTGGATGTCACAACCGGGAAGATACTTGCCGGGCCGGATATCCGTAATGCCTGCGCACGTCACCTCCGCGATCTGGAAAACGGGCCGGCGCGGGGACTTACCTGGGACATTGAATCCGCGCAACGAGGAATCGATTTTTTTGCAAAAGTTTTGAAGCTCAACGGCGGTGAGCATGAGGGGAAGCCCTTTATTCTACTACCCTGGCAGTGTTTCATTGTGGGTTCTATTTTTGGCTGGAAGGCCAGTGATGGATACCGACGCTTTCGCATGGTCTATGTTGAGTCTGGCAAGGGTTCCGGTAAATCCCCTCTCGCTGGTGGAGTCGGATTATATTGTCTGGTCGCCGACAAAGAACCACGCGCTGAAGTGTATGCCGCCGCCACCAAAAAAGACCAGGCGATGATCCTATTCCGGGATGCTGTGGCGATGGTGGATCAGTCTCCCGCTCTGTCTCAGCGAATTCATAAATCAGGTGGTACTGGGAAAGAATGGAATCTGGCGTTTGTTCAGACTGGTTCGTTTTTCCGGCCAATCAGTTCCGATGATGGTCAGTCAGGCCCCCGTCCACATTGTGCTCTGATTGATGAAGTTCACGAACATAAAAGCAATCAGGTCGTTGAGATGATGCGCGCTGGCACAAAGGGGCGCCGGCAGGCGTTGATGTTCCTTATTACCAACAGCGGTCACGATAAAACCAGTGTTTGTTTTGAGTATCACGAGTACGGACGCAAAGTTGCCTCCGGTGATCTGGAAGATGACAGCTTCTTCAGCTTCATCTGCTCGCTGGATGAAGGAGACGACCCGTTTAAAGATGAATCCTGCTGGGGTAAGGCTAATCCGTCACTGGGGCACACCTTCACTGAGAAATATTTGCGTGAGCAGGTGACGCAGGCGCGCGGGATGCCGTCGAAAGAGAGTATTGTCCGCCGCCTTAATTTCTGTCAGTGGGTGGAATCTGCTGATCCTTGGGTGGACAGCGAGACGTGGATGAAATGCGAGCAGGATTTCGACCCTGAAGAGCTGGTAGGTGAGGAGTGCTATGGAGGTCTGGACCTTTCCGGCTCCCGCGACCTTACCTCGCTGGCACTTTACTTTCCAAAATTTAAAAAATTGTTGGTCGAATTCTGGACGCCAAAAGACACACTGCTGGATCGCGCCAAAACTGACCATGTTCCCTATGACGCCTGGCTGCGTAACGGGTTTATTCATGCTCCACCGGGTAAGGCTGTTAACTACGGGTTTGTGGCTGACCGCCTCGGGGAGTTAACGCAAAAGCACAATATCAGGTGCATTGCCTGCGACCAGTACCGTATTAAATACCTTGAAGTTGAACTGGCGAACCAGTCCGTTGATGTTGAACTGGTTCCGCACGGCCAGGGGTTTTACAAGGCTCAGGAGTCTGGGTTGTGGATGCCGCGATCAATTGAGTTGTTTGAAGAGCACCTTAACAGTGGCGAACTAATTATCCGTACTAACCCCTGTCTGCGCTGGAATGCGGCATCTGCAGTTCTGGAAGCCGATCAGAAAGACAACCGTATCTTTGCCAAGAAGAAGAGCACTGGCCGTATTGATGGCGTGGTGGCTTCCGCTATGGCTATTGGCGCGGCGGAGGATGCGGTTCTTGTAGAGACTGGCGACCCTGATGATTTTTTTGATGATCCGATCATGGTAGGTATCTGATGAAGGAAAAAAAACGGCCTGGCCGCATCAAAACCGCGATTGTTAACTGGCTTGGCGAAACAATTGGACTGAATGACGCAGCCTTTTGGCAGGAGTGGTATGGCACTAGTAGCAGTGGAAAAGTCGTTACAGCAGAAAAAGCGCTGGCACTGGCTTCTGTCTGGGCCTGTGTACGTCTGCTGAGTGAATCCGTTTCAACCTTGCCGATGAAGGTATACGAACGGGCGGCTGATGGTTCCCGCAAGCTTGCGCTTAATCATCCTGCTTATCAGGTGTTGTGTCGCCGCCCCAACAGTGAAATGACGCCGTCGCGCTTTATGCTGATGGTGGTTGCCAGTATCTGCCTTCGGGGTAATGCCTACGTAGAAAAAAAGTTGATTGGTACCAAACTGGTTTCACTGGTGCCGTTGCTGCCTCAGTGCATGAAGGTGGAGCGGCTGGAGAGTGGCGAACTGCGTTATACATACACAGAGAAAGGCGTAGCGCGCATCATCCCGGTTAAAAACATGATGCACATCCGGGGCTTTGGCCTTGATGGTGTCTGCGGGATGATGCCGATGCGTACCGGGCGTGACGTGTTTGGTGCGGCGATGGCGGTTGAAGAGTCCGCAGCGAAAATTTTCGAAAACGGTATTCAGACATCCGGATTTTTCCTGTCAAAGAATCTTCTGACCAAAGAGCAGCGCCAGAAAAACCGTGAAAACCTTAACCGCTTCGTCGGCTCTAAAAACGCCGGAAAAGTGATGGTGCTGGAGGGGGATATGTCCTATCAGGGCATAACTCTGAATCCTGAAGATGCGCAGATGCTGGAATCACGCTCATTCAGCATCGAGGAAATCTGCCGCTGGTTCCGGGTACCTCCCTTTATGGTAGGACACACGACGAAGCAGAGCAGTTGGGCATCGAGCGTTGAAGGGATGAACCTCCTGTTCCTGACTAATACACTGCGCCCAATGCTGGTCAATATTGAGCAGGAGATTTCACGCTGTCTTCTTAACGGAGATGAGGATTTATTTGCGGAGTTCTCAGTAGAAGGCCTGCTCCGTGCCGACAGCGCAGGGCGTGCGGCGTACTACACTACCGCACTGCAAAACGGATGGATGTCGCGTAATGACGTGCGACGCCTTGAAAACCTTCCACCGATTGACGGTGGGGATATTTACACCGTTCAACTGAATCTCACCCCGCTTGAAGACTTGCGTAAAAACAGTACAGCCGAAAAAGCTAGACTGCTTCGTGAAGTCCATAATGCGGTTTTCCCTGATATTCCTTTCGAACAATCTCCACTGAAACAGGCCGCTTAGGAGCAATTTCCTGATGAGCAAAAAACAACTTCCGGTAGCACCGGCGGGTCGCCCCTGTGCGCGCGTTACCTGTGAAACCTTACCGTCTGCACTGGACCGCTGGGACGGCGGGATTAAAGCTGCGTCCACCGACGATAACAGCATTTCTGTTTTTGATGTTATCGGACAGGACTACTGGGGCGAAGGGGTGACAGCCAAACGTATTGCCGGTGCACTTCGGGCGATGAATGGTGCCGACGTTACGGTGAATGTCAACTCACCAGGCGGCGACATGTTCGAAGGCCTGGCAATTTATAACCTTCTCCGCGAGTACGAAGGCCGTGTAACTGTGAAGGTGCTGGGTATTGCCGCCAGTGCTGCCTCGATAATTGCGATGGCCGGGGATGATATTCAGATTGGTCGTGGAGCCTTCCTGATGATCCACAACTGCTGGGTATACGCGATGGGCAACCGCCATGACTTTGCTGAACTGGCACAGTCACTGGAGCCATTCGATACCGCAATGGCTGATATCTACGCGGCACGCTCCGGCCTTGATATGACCGCTGTGCAGAAGTTGATGGATGCTGAAAGCTATATCGGTGGAAGCGACGCCGTGGCGAAAGGACTGGCAGACAGCCTGCTTTCTGCTGATGCAGTCAGCGATGGCGATGAATCGCCCGCCGCCGCACTGCGCAAACTCGATGCGCTACTGGCTAAAACCAATACTCCCCGTTCTGAGCGTAGAAAACTCATTAAAGCCTTATCCGGTGGCATGCCTGGCGCTGTTACCCACAACGACGGTACGCCGGGCGCTGCCGAAGATATCAAACCTGAAACCATCAATTCACTTGAAAGCGCTCTGGCGGCGTTAGTCAAATAAGGACCCTTTATGTCTGAAGTAAACGATATTCTGAAAAAAGTCACTGCCAGCATTGAAGAGGCAACCAGTAAGTTCAACGCGAAAGCAGAAGACGCACTCAAAGAAGCGCAAAAATCAGGCCAGCTTTCAGAAGAAACGAAGGCGGCTGTCGACAAAATGGCGTCTGAATTTAACGCCCTTCGTGAAGCTGAAAAAACACTAAAAGCAGCCGTTGGTGACCTTGAACAACATGTAGCGCAGATGCCACTTGCAAATGCAAAACAGGTTGTCGAGACTGTTGGCCAGCAGGTTATCTCTGCTGAAGCGCTGAAAACTTTTGCTGCCAGTGTTGAAGGCAACAAGCGCCTGAGCATTCCTGTTAGTGCCGCTCTGTTGTCAGTGAATGTCCCTGGTCAGATTGTTGCGCCGGACCGTCTTCCTGGCATTGAAACACAGCCGAAGCAGCGCCTTTTTATTCGTGATCTGATCGCGCCTGGGCGTACTGAGTCCAATACCATTTACTGGGTTCAGCAGACCGGATTTACCAATAATGCTAAAGCGGTGGCAGAAAATACCACCAAGCCGTACAGCGATATCGCATTTGCTGAAAAAATTACGCCGGTTCGTACTATCGCTCATCTGTTCAAAGCGGCTAAACAGATCCTTGACGATATGCCACAGCTTCAATCAACTATTGATGCCGAGCTTCGCTATGGACTGAAGTATGTCGAAGAACAGGAAATTCTCTTTGGTGATGGTACTGGCGCCCACCTGGAGGGGATTGTCCCTCAGGCATCTGCATTTGCTGCGGCGTTTGCTGTTGCTCATCAAAATGGTATTGACGATCTGCGTCTGGCAATGTTGCAGGCGCAACTGGCTCGCTTCCCGGCATCTGGTCATGTTCTGCATTTCACCGACTGGGCGAAAATTGAACTCAGCAAAGACACGCTGGGTCGTTACATTCTTGCAAATCCGTCAGCACTGACCGGGCCTACCCTGTGGGGCCTGCCGGTTGTGGCGACTGAAGCAGCAGCATTCCTCGGAAAATTCCTGACCGGTGCATTCAATGCCGGTGCACAAATCTTCGATCGTGAAGATGCCAATGTGGTTATTTCCACCGAAAACGCCGATGACTTCGAGAAAAACATGATTTCGATCCGCTGTGAAGAACGTCTGGCGCTGGCGGTAAAACGCCCGGAGGCGTTTATCTATGGCTCCTTTACAGCACCTGCGCCTGGCGGCGAGTAATTCATAACAGCGGCCTTCTGGCCGCTTTCACCCTGAGGAAGCCGAAATGAAAATGCGATCCCTTAAGCCGGTTTATTTCAACGGTACTGTACAGACTGAAGGCAGCGAGTTTGAAACGCTGGATCAGCATGGTAGAGAGCTGATTAGAAAAGGTTATGCGGAATGTGTGAGTGAGGATACTCCTGCAGAGCAGGCAGAGCAGGCAGAGCAGGCAGAGCAGGCAGAGCAGGCAGAGCAGGCAGAGCAGGCAGAGCAGGCAGAGCAGGCAGAGCAGGCAGCCGCAGCTAAAAAAAGAACAGGTAAAAAATAAGGAGGCAGGATGTTATTGACGCTTCCAGAAATAAAAGAACAGTGCCGTCTTGAAATGGATTTTAAGGACGAGGATACGCTACTGACCTTGCTTGGTGAAGCGGCAGAGGCAAAGGCTACAACCTACCTTAACCGTAATCTTTACGCCACGAAAGCGGATATTCCGGCGCTGGACGCTGACGGAATCGTGCTCACCAATGATATCAAACTGGGGATGCTGATGCTAATCAGTCACTGGTATGAAAATAGAAGTTCAGTATCAGAACTGGAAATGTCAGAGACCCCTCAGGCTTTTGAATTTCTGTTATACCCACGGCGGTTACCAGTATCGGGTTTTTAGTATGAAGAGACGGTCAACTAATACCAGCGCCCTCTATACCATGCCTGACCCAGGGGAACTCAATAAACGAGTGAGTATTCGGCAACGCGTCGATTCTCCTAGCGATGATATGGGGACTGAGCCAACTTATCCGGTGCAGTTTCCTGCCTGGGCAAAGGTAGTGCAAACCAGCGCTACTACCTACCAGGAGACGGCTCAGACCGACAATGTCATTACGCATTACATCACAATTCGCTGGCGGCGCGGGATCACATCAGATTTTGAGGTTGTGCTTGATGAACTGGTGTACCGAGTGAAGCGCGTGCGTGATCTGAACAGTAAGCGGCGTTTCATGCTTCTCGAATGTACTGAGCTGGGCGTTGAGACAGCAGATACCGGAGGCAATGGTAATGGCGAATCCCTTTTTTCACGTTGATTTTCAGCAGCCGAAAGAGATGCGCTTTAACCGGGCACGCGTCCGGCGAGCGTTTATTCATATCGGCCAGCGCCATATGCGCGATGCGCGCCGACTGGTGATGCGGCGCGGGCGTTCAGAACCCGGTGAAAATCCAGGGTACCAGAGCGGTCGCCTTGCGAAATCCATCGGCTACATGGTGCCGAGAGCCAGCAAGAATCGACCTGGATTTATGACGCGTGTCGCGCCAAACCAGCGGAACGGGCATGGGAACCGGCTGATTACGGGCGATTTCTATCCGGCATTCCTGTTTTACGGCGTCCGTGGGGGCGCTAAGCGCCGCCGCAGTCATCATCGCGGCGCTTCTGGTGGTAGCGGCTGGCGCATGGCTCCGCGTAATAATTTTATGGTTGAGACACTCAACAAAAACAACCCGTGGACGCGCTATTACCTTGCGCGTGAATTGCGGCTCTCACTCAAACCGGAGAAACGACGCTGATGAAACTGGTCCCGATTATTGCAGCACTTCGGGCGCGTTGCCCGGAATTCCAGAATCGTGTAGCGGGTGCTGCGCAGTTTAAGGACTTGCCGGAAGTCGGGAAGATGAAACTGCCGGCGGCTTATGTTGTTCCCGGAGATGATTCGCCCGGGGAACAGAAAAGCCAGACGGATTACTGGCAGGATTTGACCGAAGGATTTTCCGTCATTGTGTTTGTCAGCAATGGCCGGGATGAGCGTGGTCAGTTTGCCTCATATGATGTTGTTCACGATGTGCGACAGTCACTGTTTAAGGCGCTCCTGGGCTGGAATCCTGAAGAGTGCGGAAACCCGATCGCCTATGCAGGTGGTACGTTGCTCGATGTGAACCGGCATGAACTGAGCTACCAGTTCGACTTCTCTGTGTTGAAAGAGCTTTCAGAAGATGACACCCGTCAGCAGGATGAACTGAACGATCTGGATGATTTTAAAACGTTGTCGATTGATGTTGATTTTATCGATCCGGGACATGGCCCCGATGGGGAACCCGAGCATCATACAGAGATAACTCTCCCCTCCTGAGGAATACCATGTTTGTAAAACCCCAAAAAGGGCGGTCAGTACCTGACCCAGCCCGAGGCGACCTTTTGCCTGTTGAAGGGCGAAATGTTGAAGAAAGCAGCTACTGGCTGCGCCGGGAAGCCGCTGGCGATATCAGGCGCGTGAACAAAGTTAAACAGAAAAAGGTGGAAACCAATGACCGTTAGTTTCAGCACTATCCCGGCAAATACGCTGGTGCCACTGTTTTATGCTGAGATGGATAATTCGGCGGCAAATACAAGTCAGGAGTCAGCGCCGTCGTTGCTGCTTGGCCATGCTAATACAGGTGCGTCAATTCAGACTGATTCGCTGGTACTGATGCCGTCCGCTGATTACGCAAAGCAGATTTGTGGCCCCGGTAGTCAGCTTGCACGCATGGTTGCTGCGTATCGCAAAACCGATCCTTTTGGTGAGCTTTACATCATTGCTGTTCCTGAGCCAGCGGCAGGAGTGGCGGCCACGTACACTCTGACCGTAACTGGAGCAGCAACTGAGAGCGGCACGGTGAATGTTTATGTCGGGCGTACTCGCATTCAGGCGGCAGTTGTAAGCGGGGATGATGTGGAGGCTGTGGCATCGGGCATTAAAGATGCAATCAATGCTGATCCGACATTGCCGGTTATCGCTTCGTCTGCTGCTGGCGTTGTCACTCTGACAGCACGTCACAAAGGTCTGAGCGGGAATGACATCCCCGTGGTTCTGAATTATTACGGTTACGGCGGTGGTGAAGTGTTGCCTGCAGGCGTAGCGGTAGCCGTCGCTGCTGGTGCTGCCGGAACAGGGGCCCCGGTACTCAATGGCGCTATTGCAGCTATGGCCGATGAGCCGTTTGATTATATTGGTCATCCGTTCAGCGATTTGGCCTCGGTTAATGCATTTGTCAGCGAAATGAACGATACCAGCGGTCGCTGGAGCTACGCGCGCCAGCTTTATGGCCACGTTTATACCGCGAAACTCGGAACGCTTTCTGAGCTGGTTGCTGCCGGTGATCAGCTTAACCAACAGCACATCACGGTGGCGGGGTACGAGAAAGAAACTCAGACCCCGGCAGATGAACTGGCGGCCAGTCGCACTGCACGTAATGCCGTCTTTATCCGTAACGATCCGGCGCGCCCAACCCAGACAGGTGAGCTCGTGGACATGCTACCAGCACCAAAAGGGAAGCGTTTCACAATGACCGAGCAGCAGTCTCTGCTGTCACATGGGATTGCAACGTCATACGTTGAAAGCGGTACGCTGCGCATTCAGCGCGACGTTACTACGTACAAGAAAAACGCCTACGGCGTTGCAGATAACAGCTATCTCGATAGTGAGACGCTGCATACCAGCGCATACGTTCTGCGTAAGCTGAAGTCAGTTATTACCAGCAAATATGGCCGTCATAAACTGGCGAACGACGGTACGCGCTTCGGTCCTGGTCAGGCGATTGTTACCCCGGCTGTTATCAAAGGGGAACTGCTGGCGACTTACCGACAGATGGAGCGCGCCGGGATCGTTGAAAATTACGACCTGTTCAAGCAATACCTGAAGGTTGAACGCGACGCGACAAACCCGAACCGGCTCAACACTCTGTTCCCACCTGACTATGTTAACCAGCTGCGAGTGTTTGCGGTCGTTAACCAGTTCCGCCTTCAGTATCAAGAGGAGTCCGCATAATGGCGCGCATTGCAGGTACCTGTTATTTCAAAATTGATGGTCAGCAATTATCCATGACCGGCGGTATTGAGGTGCCGATGAACACTAAGGTCAATGATGATGTCATTGGCCTTGATGGCTCGGTGGATCGTAAAGAAACGCACCGTGCGCCCTATATCAAAGGCACCTTTAAAGTGCCGAAAGATTTTCCGGTCAACAAGGTCACTACCTCAGACCAGATGACCATTACAGCCGAACTGGCAAACGGTCAGGTTTATGTCCTGTCGTCAGCCTGGCTGCACGGTGAAGCAAACCACAACGCCGAAGAAGGTACGGCGGATCTTGAATTCCACGGTGAAGGGGATTACCAGTAATGAAAGAACTCAAACTCAGCAAACCGGTTAAAGCTCATGGTGAAGATCTCCATGTACTGGAGTTACGGGAACCCACATATGACGAAATAGAGGGCGTGGGATTTCCGTTTACAGTATCTGCGGATGGTGGTGTCAGACTGGACAGCGCTGTTTCGCTGAAATACATCCCTTTACTTGCCGGGATCCCCCGTTCTTCTGCAGCGCAGATGGCTAAGCTTGATATTTTTAAAGCCTGCATGTTGATCCTGAATTTTTTTACCCGATCGGGGACGGAGCAAACCTCCGACAACGCTTCTACAACACCGCTTACTTCTGGCGAATAAACCCTCTTGATCTCCGGCGGACGGCGATTTCTGAGTTCCTGACGCTGGAGTCAGAGGCTGTTCGCATCAACGAGGAAATAAAACATGGCTGATGACTTTCAACTAAAAGCGATTATTACCGCCGTTGACCGGTTGTCTGGGCCAATGAAGGGAATGCAGAAAAAGTTAAAGGGATTTCAGAAGGAAATGGCCGGACTGTCAGTGGGCGCTACCGCTGCCGGGGCGGCCATTCTCGGTGCGCTGGCTATGCCTGTTACTGCGGCGATGGGTTTTGAGTCGAAGATGGCTGACATCCGCAAGGTTGTTGACGGTCTGGACGACAGGAACGCATTTGCCGCAATGAGCGATGATATCCTGACGCTCTCCACTCAGTTACCGATGGCAGCGGAAGGGATTGCAGAGATCGTCGCGGCAGGTGGTCAGGCGGGCATCGCGCGAAGCGATCTAATGCAGTTTGCCAGCGACGCGGTAAAAATGGGCGTGGCGTTTGACACCACCGCTGAAGAGTCTGGTCAGATGATGGCGCAGTGGCGAACGGCGTTTAAACTGACCCAGGATGATGTGGTTGTTCTGGCTGATAAAATTAACTATCTGGGGAATACCGGGCCAGCAAATGCCGGAAAAATATCAGAGATTGTGACCCGAATTGGACCTCTTGGCGAGATTGCCGGGGTTGCTTCGGGTGAGATTGCGGCGCTGGGGGCAACGATTGCCGGCATGGGTGTGGAGCCTGAAATTGCTGCAACAGGCATTAAAAACTTCATGAAAGCCTTAACTTCAGGTGGCGCAGCAACCAAAGCGCAGAGAACGGTTCTTGCTGCGCTGAAGATTAACCCGAAAAAGCTGGCTGCAGATATGCAGAAAGATTCGAAAGGCACGATGCTGAAGGTGCTTGACGGGATATCAAAAATCCCGAAAGAAAAGCAGGCTGCGGCGATGAATATGTTGTTTGGCAGTGAGTCTGCTGGTGCGATAGCACCACTTCTCACCAATATGGACCTGCTGCGTATCAACTTTGAGCGAGTGGCAGACGCCCAGCAGTACGGTGGCTCGATGCAAAAGGAATATGCTTCTCGTGCAGCTACCACTGAAAACCAGTTAACCCTGCTGAGAAACAGTGTTAACGCCATTTCTGTCACGCTGGGGGATACCTTTCTTCCGGTTATCAACGAGGCCGCCGAAGCTGTGATGCCGTGGCTGGAGCATGTCCGCGAACTGGTAAGAGAAAACCCAGAGATGGTGAAGTCAGTCGCGAAATTCGGTGCGGCACTCATTGTGGCTGGCGGGGCCGTTGGCGTTCTTTCTCGTGCCTTCCGGATACTGAATAGCGTTATCAATCTTTCGCCCGCAAAACTGGCAATTGCGGCACTGGCAGGAGGCGCCCTGCTCATTATCGAGAACTGGGATGATGTCGCACCGGTGATCAAATCTGTCTGGCAGGAGGTGGATAATGTCGCACAGGTAATGGGAGGGTGGGAAACTGTACTGGGTGGTATTGGGATGTACATGACTGGTGCATTTGCAGTGAAAACCATCGGTTCGCTGCGTACAGCCTTTGCTCTCGCCAGTCAGCTATCGGGTGTTCTTGGGAAAATCGCCATGCTGGGCGCCACGACAGTTCAGATAGGGGTTGCCATTTATATGTTTGAGCAACTCAAGGAAATCGCCGATGCGGCAAAAGAGGCCGATCATACCGACTCATTCTGGGATTCCCTGAAGAATCGCTGGAATTCAGGCGGCTGGTATAACAACAAGCAGCAAAGGGAAATGTTTGCCGGTCAGACTACCAGGGATAACTATCAACCCGCGGTTCCACTGCTGAGGCCCGGTGCCGTTATGGATCGGGCGCAATCCCCACAGACGCAGCGTAGCGAACTTAACGTGTCTTTCGATAATGCGCCTCCAGGAATGCGCGTTGCGACACCTGCCGGAAGTGCGACACCGTGGCTTTCTTATGATGTGGGATACAGTCGCTTTAGCAGAGATAGTTAACCCGTCTGTCATGTTCAGTGTAACCCGCCAGAGTGGGTTTTCCACACCCTAACGGGTATGCTATTTTTTATGCAATCAGAGCGATGATCAGGATGCGGCTGGGGAGAACATGGATTCAACGCACGACGAAGAAAAGCGCACAGAATTTGAAAAATTCATCCTTGAAAGGTTTGGCGATGCAGTTGATCTCCGCCGGGCGACAAATGGCGATAACGGATATATATCATGGGAGGCGGCGGTTGCCTGGATTGTCTGGCAGGAACGCTCGTTGCATCATGAAACAACTTCTGCCGTGGACTGAGCGGGACGTGAGTTAGGTATAAGCATCGTTTCCGGTTTTGGCTACCATACAGGCGATATGTGAATTCCCATATCGATAATTTAACCCGCTTCGGCGGGTTTTTTAATGCCCGGAGTTTATATGGCGTGGAAAGACAGACTTCAGGATGCGTCATTCCGTGGCGTACCATTTAAGTTCGAAGGTGAAGGGGCGGCGGTTGGCCGTCGAGTTGAAACACACGAATACCCCAACCGCGATAAACCCTACACCGAAGATCTCGGTAAGGTCACCTTCCGGCCAAATATCACCGCATATGTCGTCGGCGAAGATTGTTTCGAACAGCGTGACAGGCTGATAGAAGCACTGAATAAACCAGGACCTGGCACTCTGGTACATCCAACATATGGTGAGCTTAACGTCTGTGTTGATGGTGAGATCCGTGTTGGCACGACCAGTAGTGAAGGGCGGATGGTGCGCTTTGATCTGCAGTTCGTCGAAGCGGGTGAACTTGAATATCCAACGGCTGGCGCAGCAACAGCTAACACGCTGGTATCTTCCTGTTCAGCACTTGATGATTGTATCAGCGACAACTTTGATCAGTTCGGCATGGATGGTTTGCCTGACTTCGCTCAGGGAGATGTGCTTGAGCGTGCCACTGGCATCCTGGACTCAGTTTCTGATTCTATGGCGATGGTCGACAGCTATGTCGTAGACGCAGCGAGACTTATGCAAGGTGATATTTCTGTTCTTCTTCCTCCTCCGTCATCAGGAAAAGGATATGTCGAAGCTATTCAGAAAGTGTGGCGCACGGCGAACAGACTATCCGGAAATGCTTCTGACGTTATGAAAATGATTAAGGGGTTCGCCGGTATTTCGTTGGGATCAGATATGGCCCCACGAGGTATATGGAAAACGGACAGCAAAAGCACACAGCTCAGTAAGGAACAGGGGAATTATGTTGCCAGTGCAGTACGCACAACAGCCATAAGCGAAGCGGTTTACGCTGTTACAACACTGCCAACGCCTGCAATAACGACAAAGGAACAAACTCAGCAGTCTTCTGGATGGCCTTCTGTGACACACCCTGCGCTGAATAACGCACCGGATGAGGCGGCGGTGGTTGATGTGCCGACGTGGGATGACCTCGTTGATATCCGCGACACGCTGAATACCGCTATTGATAAAGAACTATCCCGCACGACCGATGACCGTTTGTTTCTGGCTTTGCGCCGGGTGAAATCCGACCTTAACAACGACATAAAACACCGCCTGGTGCAGACCCAAAAGACCGTTATCAGAACGCCTGATGAGGTAACTCCGGCACTTGTTCTGGCAGCAACCTGGTTTGATAACGCTTCACGGGAGTCTGACATTGTCAGGCGCAATGCTGTGGCTCACCCCGGCTTTGTGCCGGTATCTCCGCTGAGGGTTCCTGTACGATGAGCGATAACGTAACTCTCCGTGTTAACGGTCGTGAGTGGGGTGGCTGGACGTCAATTCGTATCGGTTCCGGGATTGAGCGTCTGGCTCGAGATTTTAGTGTAGAGATCACCCGACAGTGGCCCGGTGGTGATGGTGTTGCGTCACTTCAGCCCAGGGTTAAAAACGGCGACAAAGTCGAGGTTCTAATCGGTGATGATCTGGTGGTCACTGGCTGGATTGAAGCAACGCCGGTTCGCTACGATGCGCGTTCAATTAGTGTCGGAATTAGCGGGCGCAGCCTGACTGCTGATCTGATTGATTGCGCTGCTGAGCCGACACAATTCAATGGACAATCACTCGTTCAGGTGGCCGCTGCGCTTGCCAGACCTTTCGGTATAGCGGTTGTAAACGCTGGTGCACCGGGTGGCGCTATTCCCGGTGTACAACCCGATCACGGTGAAACGGTTATTGAAGTCCTGAACAAGATGCTTGGACAGCAGCAGGCGCTTGCCTACGACGATCCGCGCGGAAGGTTGGTTATCGGCGGCATTGGTAGCACGCGCGCTCATACAGCTCTGGTGCTGGGGAAAAACATTATTTCCTGCGACACCGAGAAAAGCATCCGTGAACGTTTTTCAACGTACCAGGTATCGGGGCAGCGCGCCGGAAATGATGATGATTTTGGTGCTGCTACCACGACGGCTCTTCGTGCAAAAACAACAGATGCCTCAATTGGCCGTTACCGCCCTATGGCAGTACAACAAACAGGGCAGTCCACTGGCGCCAGTTGTATTGCGCGCGCCGAATTCGAGGCGCGACAACGCGCTGCACGTACCGATGAAGCCACGTACACGGTGTGGGGCTGGCGACAGGGGGATGGTTCTCTGTGGCAGCCAAACCAGCGGGTTATTGTTTTCGATCCGATCTGCGGCTTCAACAGCCGTGAACTCCTCATCTCTGAAGTCTCATTCACTAAAGACAATAACGGCACCCTGACAGAGTTACGCGTCGGGCCGCCGGATGCCTATCTTCCTGAGCCCGAAGAGAGCAGTCAGAAGCGTGCTAAAAAACGCAAAGTCAAAGAGGACCCGTTCTAATGGGAGTAATGCAAAGCCTTCAGAGACAGGTTCTGGGACTCATTGGACGCGCTGTTGTGAAGAGTATCAACGCAGCTTCCAAGTGCCAGATGATAGATGTTGAGTTACTGGCTGGGCAGCAAAAGGCGGGTATTGAGCACCTTGAACCCTATGGCTTCACTTCTCGTGCACAAGCGGGGGCTGAGGCTGTTGTTTTGTTTCCTGACGGTGACCGTTCTCACGCCGTTGCGATCACCGTGTCTGATCGTCGCTATCGCATGAAGGGGCTCAAAACGGGGGAGGTTGCTCTCTACGATGACCAGGGGCAGTCAGTCACGCTGACACGCGCCGGGATTGTTGTTGATGGTGGTGGCAAGGTGATTACGTTTAAAAACGCGCCTAAAGCCCGCTTTGAAATGGATATTGAGTCAACGGGCCAGATCAAAGACCTCTGTGATACTTCTGGCCAGACAATGTCGGCGATGCGTGTTGCTTATAACGGGCATAAACACAGAGAAAACGGGCAGGGCAATAACACCGATACACCTGATAAACAAATGGAGGTGTGATGGAACTCTGGCTTACGGTAAATGGGAAACGGGTAAGCGCCGGTTCTCAGCTTGATCCGCTCACCCGCGCTGTAGTGATTTCTTTATTCACCCACCGCCGCGCCGATCCTGATGATAACGCTGATGTTCCGATGGGGTGGTGGGGCGATACCTGGCCGGTTGTCGCGAACGACCGTTATGGTTCGAAATTGTGGCTACTCCAGCGGAGCAAGCTCACGAACGCCCTGGTGAATACCGTGCGCAACTATCTGCGTGAAGCTCTTCAATGGATGCTGGATGACGGTGTGGTATCTCGTATCGACATTGATATCCAGCGAACCGGTATTAATGAACTGGGGAATAAGATTGTTCTCTGGCGACGGGATGGTCCGGTAACGATTTCTTTTAACGATCTGTGGAGTGTAATCACCAATGGCGGACAGTGAATTTCAGCGGCCAACATTGGCCGAAAACATCAGCATGATCCGCACAGACCTTTTTGCACGCCTTGACATCAATGATGAGCTTCGCCGCATGGATGAAGATGTCAGGGCCAAAGTTTATGCAGGGGCGCTGCATACGGTTTATGGCTATATCGATTATCTGGCGATGAATATGCTGCCTGATCTTTGCGACGAGTCATGGCTTTATCGGCATGCGGCGATGAAACGATGTCCGAGAAAAGATGCCGTGGCCGCATCAGGTTTTATGCGATGGGATGGCGTAACGAATGGGCTTAAGGTGAGTGCAGGATCGGTCATTCAGCGTGACGACCTTGTCCAGTACATCGCCCAGGCAGATGCAACGAGTGCTGGTGGCGTGCTTCGTGTACCCGTTGCCTGCAGCGTGACAGGTACGACCGGAAATATGGATGATGGTGAGACGCTCTCACTGGTTACGCCGGTTAACGGACTTCCTTCTGGTGGCATGGCCGATACGATCGCTGGCGGTTTTGATATTGAAGACCTTGAGGTCTGGCGTGCCCGTATTCTGGAGCGCTACTACTGGACCCCGCAAGGCGGCGCTGACGGAGATTATGTTGTATGGGCAAAAGAAGTGCCTGGCGTAACGCGCACGTGGACTTACCGGCACTGGATGGGGACGGGAACGGTTGGCGTTATGATTGCCAGTAGCGACCTGATTAACCCGATTATTGATGATGCAACAGTGGCTGCAACTCAGGCGCATATTGAACCGCTGGCCCCCGTAGCGGGTTCAGACCTCTATGTATTTAAGGGAACGCCAAAAACGGTCGATTACACCATTGACCTGAATCCGGATACTCCTGAAATACGCGCCGCAGTTGAGGCCGAGCTTCGTTCATTCCTGTTGCGTGATGGCTATCCGGAAGGAACGCTTGAACTGTCCCGTACAAACGAGGCGATTTCTATAGCGGCCGGTGAGTACAGCCATAAGCTGCTTTCGCCAACAGCTGATACGGCAATCGCAAAAAATGAACTGGCTGTACTGGGGGTAATAACGTGGGCGTGAGTAATGATGATTATGTCCAGTTACTGAGCGCGCTGCTTCCGCCAGGGCCGGCATGGTCAGTTGATGATGTTGCGATAAGTGGCGTAGCTCCTTCTTTGCTCAGGGTGCATCAACGTGCTGATGAACTGATGCTGGAACTTGATCCGCGCACCACAACAGAACTTATTGACCGATGGGAGCGGTGCTGCGGCCTGCCTGATGAATGCATTCCATCAGGAGCACAGACGTTACGGCAGCGACAGCAGCGACTGGATGCAAAAGCGAACCTTACCGGAGGGATAAACGAAGATTTCTACCTTCGTCAACTGGCTGCACTGGGGAAGCCCGGAGCCACTATCACGCGCTATAACAAGGGACCCTTCAAGTGTACGTCATCGTGTATGGATGCGACCTATTCGACTGAATGGCGTTACTACTGGCAGGTAAATATGCCTGCTTCAACAAACACCACCTGGATGACCTGCACAGACAATTGCGAAACGCCCATTCGTTACTGGGGTGATACGGTAGCTGAATGCGTGATCAATAAACTCTGCCCGTCCCATACCTACGTAATATTCAAATATCCGTAACCGGAGACATTATGCATCGTATTGACACACCTACTGCGCAGAAAGATAAATTCGGCGCGGGTAAAAATGGTTTCACGCGTGGAAACCCACAGACAGGAACGCCTGCCACAGACCTGGATGATGATTATTTTGATATGTTGCAGGAAGAACTGGCAGGAGTGGTAGAAGCAACTGGCGTTAATCTGGAAAAATCAAAACATAACCAGTTACTGACAGCCCTGAAGGCACTGCTGTTAAGCCGCGCACATCCTTTTGCAGATATCAAAGCAGACGGAGCTGCAGCAATTGCAGAGGCTCTCTCAAACCTTGGTCTGGGAGAAGCGGCAAAAAGGGATGTAGGGACCGGGACAAACCAGATCCCCGACATGAGCAAGTGGACATCGCTGAAAGAGGATTACGGGTGGCGATTGACTCCAGACGGATTTTTGGAGCAGTGGGGGCGCGGAAATTATGGGAACGGCGATGGGGACTTTGTCATCCCGTTCCCGAATCGTTGTGTGTTCGTTTTGATTAGCTCAGATCCGAATGACACATCATATGCTGAGATTTCACAGGCATTCCCTGTCAGTAATTCAAAATTCAGAGTCGGCTGCGCAACCGCAGAAGGTAATAACGTCAATCCGGCGAATTTGACATGTAACTGGTATGCGAAGGGGTGGTGATAATGAATATTTACTTTTATAGCGCGTCAACGAATCAATTTTACCCGACAGCGTTACTCGACGCATACCGTGCAAATGACGTTTTGCCTGATGATATTAAGCCCGTCGATGACGATATGGCTCTGGAGTTTTTAGGTGTACCACCGGAGGGGATGAAACGTGTTGTGGGTAGCAATGGGCTACCCACGTGGGGAATGGCAAATTAAATGGGCAGTTCAGGCCAACTGATATCCGGTGCGGTGCTGGTATCTATTGCTGTCACCGCAATCACCAGATTTCTATAGTAACCCCGGAGAAGTGGCGCTGGATGACCAACGATACGCTGAATATTTCTCTCTGCTACCAGCAGATGTTCAAAGCGGACTGCCAGCGCCAGTTAACCTGGCGCATGAGAAGTAGAGCGTGTTATTGAATGGCCTACACCTCCCGGGGAGCGGGCCAGTTGATATCTGGCGCGGTGTCGGTGTCTGTTGCCGTCACTGCGTCGATGTAATCCAGCGTGCTGTCGAGCCTGAGCTTCTCCGCATCTGTTAGAGTTCTTCCTGCCTGCAGTTTCAGATTGATGACAGAAATAGACTGGAGAGCTTCGTCAATTCTGTTCTGTTTTTCCTGCTCAGCAGCAGCGACATATTGCTCATGTGTTGGGGCTGGCCTGTCAATCAGAACAGGGTAGCCATCAACATCTGCACTGATTATTTTCCCTCCAGCCTGACCGGCCATCAACTCACGCCATTTATCCTCAGTCACATTAACTGCATCTGTTGGGATTTCGGTGTGAAATCCTGTTAAATAAAATCCGTTTGTTTCAGCGCTGTATTGGTACATATCATTTTCCTATCACAAAATATGAAGCAGTTACTGTGCCCTGCAAATCTTTTCCTTTATTGAGCGCAATTAACGATGTTTTATTGGCTAAATTCGCGGTCGGGACATACAGCGTAATTCCGTCAACGGCCCCGGCTGTTTTGTCATTCATTGAAGTAAGAGCCTGAAACACCAGTTCTTTGAACGCGATAGGATATCCAGCCCCCAGATTCCCCTGGTCTCCAGTTAACGTACCCCACTGCATGATCAGCCCTCCGGGCCAAATCAGATAACCCTCATGTGCGACGGATTGTCCAAAACCAACGTTTACGAAAATGAATATCCGCCACAGCGTAATTAAGACGAAACTGTGGCGGACATTGAAAATCTTTACTCACTCACTAACCAGAATTCAGCCTCTTCAAACATTTCCTGAACAGTACGGCTTATCTGTTCCTTCTCATGCTTGCTGGCGTCAGTGTTGATCGCCGGCAGTGTCATCATCGGTTTAACCCGAACATCAGCATCAGGGAAGATACGGTGAACCCTCTTGGTCAACTCGCCAAGAATGATATCTTTTGCACCGGGCAGACCATCAAAATTCCTTTTGTCATAAACGAGTTCCACGAACATTGCTCATTGCTCCTTTACTGGATGGGTATACAGTATTTATACTGTGTTTTTATGGGTCTTCCCTTGTTGTGGTGGCTAAAGGCATGATAATGGCGTATTAATTCGCCAGAGGTCACCACCATGGACGAAAAGTCCCTCTATGCTCATATCCTCAACCTGTCTGCTCCGTGGCAGGTAACGTCTCTTTCTCTCGATGAAAATGCGGGGTCTGTTACCGTTACTGTCGGGATCGCTGAAAATACTCAGTTGACCTGTCCGGCCTGCGGGAAATCCTGTCCTGCTCACGATCACCGGCATCGCAAATGGCGTCATCTCGATACCTGCCAGTTTTCAACGATAGTCGAAGCCGATGTCCCCCGCATTATGTGCCCGGAACATGGTTGCCTGACGCTGCCAGTTCCGTGGGCGGGACCCGGCAGCCGGTATACGTTGTTGTTCGAATCCTTCGTGCTCTCATGGCTGAAAATCAGTACCGTTGATGCTGTCAGGAAACAACTGAAACTCAGCTGGAATGCCGTCGATAACATCATGCAGCGTGCGGTAAAGCGAGGACTGGCGCGCCGACGGTTGCCCCAGTCTGCGCGTCACCTCTGTGTGGATGAGGTGAGCTTCAAAAAGGGTTATCAGTATGTCACCGTTATCTCGGATACGCAGGGACAAGCGCTTGAGCTAAGGGATGATCGTGGTGTTGAGAGTCTTGCCGGTTATCTCCGAAACCTGGGTGACCGCCAGCTCGAATCCATCAAAACCTTGTCGATGGATATGAACCCGGCCTATATCAGCGCGGCCCGGATCCACTTACCCAACGCAGTAGAAAAAATCGCCTTCGATCACTTCCATGTAGCCAAAATGCTCTGTGCCGTGGTGGATAAAACACGGCAGTCAGAGATGAAAACGATCCCGTTGCAGGCCCGAAAACGTGCACATCGCTCCCGCTATCTGTGGCTGTACGGCCGTCATAAGCGTCATGGTCGAATAGCAGAAAGACTGGAGGCAGCGCAGATGGTCCTGCCTGATACCAGCCGTTGCTGGGCAATGAAAGAGCTGGCGCGGGAACTCTGGAACCGTCGGTATGACGAGCACAGCAGACGCCTGTGGCAGGAATGGATAGCGATGGCAAAAGATGTTGGCGTCCCGCTGCTGAGTAGTGCCGCCAGAACGTTACGTAAACGGCTGTACGGTATCCTGAATGCGATGAAGCATCGGGTATCAAACGGCAATGCAGAATCGCTGAACAGCAAGATCAGACTGCTGCGGATCAAGTCGAGGGGATACCGGAACAAGGAGCGGTTCAAAGTAGCTGTGATGTTCCATTACGGCAGGTTAAACATGGACTTCTGA